GGTAGCCTTACACCGGCTCACCCCCATTTTACAAAAGTAAGGCGAATAAATCAAGGGGGCTTTTCAGATGGCTATTTTTGAAGTGGGCAAAAAGTATTACGACACCAGTGCGTGTGACCATAACTGCATTTTCGTTGTTGAGATCGTCAAGCGCACGGCCAAAACGGTGACTTTCCGCCGGGGTGGACAGGAGCGCCGGGCGAAGATCCACACGGACAACAACGGGGAATATATTATCCCTGAGCGGTACAGCATGGCTCCCGTGTTCCGGGCCAGCCGTGAGTATGTGGAGGTCCCGGAGGAGGCGGCTACCGCCTCCCCGGACCCCGTGGCCGCCTATATCCCCCAGGCCGCGCAGCCCACCGATCACCCAGGCGTGGTCATGGTTGGCCAGCCCGTCGTGGGCAACTGGGGCGCCATGTGTCCTATGGGTATCGGCGTGATCGTCGGTTTCACGGAGAGGGAGGGCACCCGCTGGATCCCCGCCGCCACCATGGCGGTGATCCGCTGGGACGATGGCCACACCTCCATGGAGGCCCTGGAGGACATACACCCCCGCGGGTGGCGTTCTCCCAGTGGTAGCCCCTTGGGCGTGTTCTTTGCCCGATAAAATAATATATGCCGGGCCGGGCGGCTACTTCCCGGCAGAAAGGCAGGAAATTATGAGATACGGCGAACAGCAGCGGGCCTATAATCAGGCCCGGCAGGCCAGCGAATTGGCCGGGGCCAGGGCCGCCGCCCACGAAAGGGCGTTTTTAGTAGCCAGGGGCGCCACGGATCGGCGCGGGCGTCCCGCCCGGTGCCTTTGGCAAATCGAAAATGACGCCGTTTTCGACGCCCTGGAGGCGGAATACCAATCGGACCCGGAGGCCGCCAAACTGCAAAAGGCCGATATGGCCGCCAGGGCGGCGTTGATAAAAGCAGAAAAGGACCTGGTGGCCTGGGCGCTCTCCATTGTTCCCACTGGTATTCGCGCCACCCTTGCCCCCGCCGCCGAAACGGACCACGCCACCCGGAAAAAGATCATTGACTTGGCCATGCGGTTGGATGCCTCCACCGTGTCCCACCGCGTCGTATAAAATGCCCCCGGCACCTACACGGTGCCGGGGGTTCTCTTACTCCGTTTTGTCTTTGTTCCAGTTCGTGATCTGCTCCAGGGCCTCCCGCAGTTTATCAAATCCGAACATAGCCGCATAGGCTACGAACAGGCCCAGGGCCACCGCGCCGGCCACCATGTACCAGGTGACGGCCCACCCCATGATCTGGAACACCGCAAAGAACGCCACCAGGGTGACAGCCATGGCCACCACCACCGCCAGAATATTGGTGGGGATCTTGTTCCAGGTGATTTTCTTCACCACCTGGGTGATGATGTTGGTGATTACGGTCAGGATCAGTGCCGCCAGCAGGATGGCAGACACCGCCAGGGGAATGTACTGCATGATGGTTTCCATTGATATGTCCTCCTTAAAATTATTTCACAGCCCCGCCCAGGGCGCACAGCAGCAGGTCCAGGGAGGGGAATGTGTCATAGTTGGCCAGCCAATAGTCCGGGGTGTTGATCACGCCGGCGGCCACCAGGGCGGCCACGCCCTCCTGGGGTGTGCCCGTGCGCGGCTTTGCCTTGGTGATGGTCTGCGCGGCCTTTTTCAGCAGGATCTCCAGGTATTGTACCTTTCCGGCCTCCGCTGCGTCCGCCCAGTAGTCCGGGGAGTTGATCACCCCCAGGGCCTCCAGCTTGTCGGCCGCGGCCTGTGGGGTGTCCTGGAGCATAAGCACCTGGCCCGCCCGGATCAGGTTCCGGTTTTGGATGGCGTTAATCTCCGCCAGGGTGTCCACGGTGGTTCCGTAGGTGCTGGCAATCTTGGAAAGGGTGTCCCCGGATTTCACCGTGTAAACGGTAGGGCCGCCCGCCGTGGCCGTTCCCCCGGAGGTCCCGCCCAGCTTCTTGGCAATAGCGGCAAAGTCCGGGCAGATAAACCCGCGGATGTATTTCCCGTTGATGGCCATGGTCCGCTTGCCCACCTTTCCACCGCTCATGTTGCCCTCTGTCACCACAAAGGTGCCCGCCGTGCTGTTTACCTGGGTCACAATGCCGATATGATCCACAGCTCCGGTACAGTCTCCTTTTCCGGTGTCGTCCCAGTCATACACGCAGGCACCGCCTACATGACACACATGGGCGTCATTTTCCACCCAAATGCCTTTGCCCTTTGCGATCTGCACGAACTTCTCCACGCCGCACTCGGTCCCGGTGTACTCTGCGATCCCGGCCTTTATGTACGCCGCGCTCACCGTGGCCGCACAATATGCGTCTTTCACCTGCATTTTGTAGCCGCGGGCCAGGGGTTTGTGGCTGTTGTATATCTCCAGGATCTCCAGGTGTTTGGCGCTCCCCTTGGTAGCGCCCACCCATGTGTTGATAATATCGGCCACTTTCTGCCGCAGTTGGTTTTCTGTCATTGGTAAAGCCTCCTTAAATGCCCACATCCGGCGGCTCTGTCCGGTCCGTGGGCGGTTCCTCCGGGGCGGGCCGGTATCCGCTCCCGCTCGTTCTGGCGGCCTCTGCCGCCTTGTCCTTGTTGGTCTTGATCCATCCCATGACACCGTTTTCCAGGCCGCACACGCCGAACACGCAGGCCGTCAGGGTGGATGGCTCCCCGCCGGTATGCCAGAACACGGCCAGTGCGGCCACAGTATAGGCCACCAGGATCACGCCCTCCAGCACCAGCACCTTGTCCATGACGCCCATTTTCTTGGGGTCGTCCCTTGCCTTTAGCGCCGTTCTCTGGCCGTGTGTGTTTCGGTGCAGGCGCCGCGCCGTAGCTCCGCACACCAGGAAGCCCAGCACGGTCCCCAGTGTCATGGAGGCAATGGCCAGAAACATGGTTTTCATGGTTCGTCCTCCCTCAAAAAATCGTGCTTGATCAGTCGGTCATCATATACCCGGCTGATATTCGCCACCGCATGGGTGGTCCGGTTGTTCTGGTAATCCGGGTTTGCTTTGCAGTATTTTTCGTACTGGTCGATTTCCGCCAGGATCTCCACAAATTCCTCTTGTGTGTGCGGAATGTCCCGCAGCAGCTCATTGTTGAATTGCAGGATCCTGGCCCGGTGCGCGTCCGCCGTCCTTGCTCCATCCATTTTTATGTGTGTGTCCAGGATCTCGCGGGTTTCGTCCAGCTTGTCGATCACATCCTTGTTGATGGCCCGCCCCACGGCCCGCGCAATGGCGGACCATGGATCCAGCTTGATGGGCGCTATCTGGATCAGCGTCATAGCCGCCAGAACGATCCCGCCGCCGGCCAGGATTTCCGCCGCCGTCATGTGGACACCTCCCCAATGGCCTGGGCGTAGTCCCGGCGAACCGCCGCGATCTCCTCCTCATGGTGGAGCGCATGGAGCTGCGCCAGCTCCATGGCCTGGGCCTGTAAAATCACATTCATCCGGTCGATGATGTCGCACAGCTCCGCCACTAGCTTTGTGTTGTCCATGGCCGTCACCCCCTCGCTCCGATCAGGGCGGCAATGTGCCGCAGATCCTCCACCGGGGCCTCGTAGAACGCATGTCCCCACAGGAAAAAGTCCTCATGCTCCGGGCGTCGGTACTTCTGGCACACGGGATCCTCCCACACCAGATCCCAGCGGCCTTGATACCCCGCGTCCCGTTTCTCCAGCCTGAATGTGATGGCCAGCGTCAGGGCGCCGCGTTCCAGCCCCTTCCCGTCGTCGTTCTTGGCGAAATGCAGGTGGGCATTTCTGCTTGTGATAGCGCACACGGCCGCGCCCTTATATATGATCAGGCCGTCTACCTCCTCCACCTCTGTCCCATACGGGATATTTACATGGCCTGCAATCCCCGCCTCTTTCATCCTCTTTTTTGTTATGTACTTACTCACGGTCTGCCTCCGTTTATGGATACAGGGAAAGCCCGCGTTTCAGCAGCACCGTGCCTCACCCCGTGGGCTTTCCCTTTTCCATTGTTCCTTACTCCTTACTACCGGGCAGCATACCCAGCAGTTCGGTGTACTCCTCCTCGGTCAGTTTGCTGGCAGCGAAGAAAATGTCCATCTTGCTTTCCAGCCCCTCGGTCTGGCCTCTCTCGATCATGCGTTTAAGGGTCCGATACAGCATCTTTTTTCACCTCCTCTTATGTTAAAACGCTTGCGCGTCGGTGCTTGAAATCCCCATTTCCAGCAGCGTCAGCCGCAGTTCCTGGTCCACGTTCATGGTGTCCACATCCTTGGCCGTGTCCTGGATCCGTTTCACCAGATCCCCGGCGTCCGTTTTCTCCAGGATCACGCTCTCCGCGCCCTCCAGGGCCTCCCGGCCCAGTAGGTGGTACACGGTCCCGTTATGGGCAATCCCTGCGGCCTCCGCCTCCTGGCACAGCACAAAGCACCCGTTTCCGGCCTGCCGCACATAGCTGGGGGCCTCAATCAGCGCCAGCTCGGCCCCGTCTTTTACAATCCGATACATGCTTTTTCCTCCTCGGTTTTCCTGCCCTTGATAAACAGGGCATAATACAGGCGGCGCAGTTTCAGCACCCGCCCATGGTCGTTGAATTGCTCATAGTAGGCGATTGGGCCTTTTAGCCACTCCGCCACCTGCTCCACGGTCTTTTCCCCGGCGTCCACCTGCTGGCGGAAATATCGCATTTTCCGCCGCGCACGCTTCATGCCGTCCCTGCACCCGTGTGTGATGATCCGCCCACTGGGCAAAATCTGAAACTTGGCTTTGCAGAAACGGAAAGGCTTGTCCAGGCTGATCACATGGCATTTGTTCCGGTTGATCGTCAGCCCCTTTTCCTCCGCCCGGAAGATCATGGCCTCCAGGACCTCCTCCGCCCGCTCCACACTCTCCAGGATCGCGTTGTAATCATCCATATAGTGGCCCATGCCGTGGAGGGATAGCTGGCATTTCATCCAGTTGTCCAGATAGGATGGCAAGGCCACCATTTCCTGCTGGCTCGGCTCCACGCCCAGGTACATGCCCACCTCTCCCGGCACCGTGGCCACCATCAGATCCGCCAGCGCCCGCAGGTCCGGGTCCAGGATCAGGCGCCGGTGTCGCTCGTACAGCAGCGCATGTGGGGCGGCCGGGAAAAAGTGGTGAAAATCCGCTAGCATGATGGCGCCCCGCCGCCCGTGCCGCCGGTAATGCCAGCGCAGTTGTTCCTTTAACCTCTGGTAATGGAAGTGCAGGCCCTTTCCCTTCTGGCTGGCTCCGTTGTCGTAGATCGTGCTGGGGCAGTAGAGCGGTGCCAGCACCTCCCTGGTGAAAACCTTGTGGATCTGGCGGTCCGTGATGTGCGGGGCGTCGATGATCCGAAACTTTCCCCGCTCCCGCAGAGGAAAACGGATCGTTTTTCCCGGCCTCCATTTCCGATCCAGAATCTTGCGCCGGCGCTTGGCCGTGCCGGAAAACAGGTGCAGCTCAAAGTTGTGTGTGGATCCTTTCCAGCGCACGCCGTTGCCGCACTTTTTCCCGTATTTGAACATGTTTCGATAGCTGAAAACACCCGCCAGTCCTCCCAGGCTGTCGCTACGGGCCTGTCTGTTTCTTCTCCGCCGCGCTTGGCGGCGTCGGTATCGCGCCTCCCGGCGCTCCTCGCTGGTCATAATATTTTTATTCGCCCTCCGCATAGTTGTCTTGTTGGTGCGCGTTCTCTGCGCGGCCGCCGGCGGCTCTGCCGCTTTGTGGCCGCGGCGTCCCCTTTGCGGGGAAAACTACTTTGGCCCGACACATGAAACGGGGATAGCGCAATACCCCGCCATGCAAGCAGCGTCCGTGTAAGGCCGTCAGTGGGCAGTTTTAGGGATTTACACCCAGGGCAGTATTTCTCCTTTTATACGGGTTCGGGACGCTCCTGGCGTCCGCTTTCAACCCATTCTATAAAATCCGGGGGCCAGCGCCCTTGAATTGTCCGCGTTGTTGTTGTTGGGCGTGCCGTCCGTGTTGACAAGGCAGAAATTATCGTTGTTGCCGGCATAGGCGGAACGGGTCCACGCATTGACAGCCGCCGGAGTGTCGCCCTGCCGCACGGCACTTGTTCAGAAATACACCCGGTTATGACCTATTATCGTTTCTTGTCGCTCTCCATGATGTTCCGCAGCAGGGTTTCCTCCTGGTCGATCAGCTCTCCCAGCTCTTGGGCCATGCGGTCCAGCCGCTCCGCGGCCTCCTTGGGCGGCACGCTCTTGCCCTTGCTGTCTGTAAAAGCGCCCTGCGGGTTGCAGTACAGGATTTCATAACAGTGGGTCAGGCGCACATCCAGGGCAGACAGGGCGGCCAGGGCCTCCAGGTGGTGCGCTTTCCGCAGCTCCTTCCTTTGCCCGTCGGACGGAAAGATTTTGTTTGCCTGCTCAGCGTGGTCCATGGCCTGGCCGGCCAGGCGGGCGGTGTCTGCCGCGATCAGCCGGGAATATCGGGCGGACAGCCGCGAAAGAAAATCTACGGTTTTCACATAGATCTGGTTGGCGGTGTTCACATATTCCGCCTTGCTGGTGGTGCGCTTCTCTTTTAAGACTGACATGGGAAACATCCTTTCGTCCGCCCCGCAGGGCAGGGGGTTCCTCAAAGGGGGACTAGTCCCCCTTTGAAGCCGCGCCGGGCGTCAGCCCGGTTTTGGCGTTTTCGCAAAAACGCCCGCGGCTTTATCCCGCCCGCTTCCGCGGGACGGGATTGAGGCCGGATATGCTGCGGCGATTAGACGGCAAAGCCGGGGGCCAGCGCCCTCGAACGGTCCGCGTCGGTGTAGTCGGGCGTGCCGTCCGTGCCGACAAGGCAGAAATAACCGTTGTTGCCGGCATAGGCGGAACGGGTCCACGCATTGACAGCCGATTCCGGGTTTTCAAATCGGTTGTGTACCTTGCTGTTCCCCGCCTTGTAATAGTCATACTGCTTTTGATAGTTTTTCTCCGCGCTGTTGGCGTAGGTCCGGCTGCCGTGGTATTCAAACTCTGCCAGCAGAAAGAGATAATCTGTGGTGCCCGTCACATAACTGACATGGTCGGCCCCTCCACCAGTATTGTCAGTAAACTTTCTGACATCCTTCATCACCGCCCGCAGGTCGGCTGAGATGGCCGCCAGCAGGGAGTTGGACGGCGGGCTGGACGGCGTGCCGCTGTTGCCCAGCAGAGTTTTCCGCATGTAGCTGTCATTCCATCCGCCGGCATTTGTGCGATATGTGTTCATGGAGAAATACCCGGATCCGCTCACGCTGCTCCCGTAACGTCCGTCACACAGTCCAATCAGTTTGTTCGAGATCTTTCCAATCTGGAAATGAATTTTATTGTTTCCTTCAATAATGCTGTTGTGGT